CCTTTCAGCCTTAGCAAGGGCGGCTTCGGCCAGGTTAATAGCGTCGATAACTTCGTCCGGCCCGCCGGTGTGCATCACCCCAACTGCCTCTTTCAACGCCTCGACAAGCTCATCATGGGCATTCCAACAGAGCATTAAGCGCTTTGCGTTAGGAAGGGCTGGAATAACTAAATCATCGCCTCGCGCTCGGCGATAAACCGTGGCAACTTCCAACCCATTCACTAGAAGGTCAATACAACCGCCTGCCTCTAATTCAGGATGGCACAACAAACTACAAGTTCCTGGTGTATGTTCCATGATTCTAGCTCCTTTCAGCCTTAGCAAGGGCGGCTTCGGCCAGGTTAATAGCGTCGATAACTTCGTCCGGCCCGCCGGTGTGCATCACCCCAACTGCCTCTTTCAACGCCTCGACAAGCACAAGCTCATCCAGCAGCGGGGCGAAGGCTTCGTCGATTTCCTTGGCCATTGCGCGAACCCCAACTTGCTGCCTGTCAGCTTCGGTGAGGAAATAGGTCTCTCGCAGCGAAGGCATTATCTCGTCGGCTGCTTTCATGGCGTATTTGGAAGGTTCGCCCATCAGTGCACTTGGATTTCTATCCGCAGGAGGTATTCCCCGGCGGTGTTCTTTCGATAGATGCCGTAGATGCCGCCGTTGCGGCTTGCTCGCTTCCACGCGGAACGGATGTCCGCCAGCAAGTCCTTCACGTCCTGATCGCTTGTCAATCTCAGGAACGATTCTTTTATTTGGGCCGATTCGGTCATGCCTTACCCCCCGACTTGCCGCTGGCGCTCAAAACTCCTGAGCTAGCTACCGGGTTTTTTGATAACTCTGCCGCCGAAGGGGTAGATGCCATATATGCTGCCCCAAGTCGCTTACAGGCCGTTTCTGGGCGAATTCCAAAACGGAACGGCCAAAGGCTACATAGCGGACCGTCGATGCCGTTTCGCGGGCAGAGCTTCACGGCCTTATACGAGCCACCCATACATTCGAGGCATTTTCGCCGGATGGCCTTGATCGGCGTCATCTCGCCACCTTTTTCCCTTGACAAAAACCGCCTCTCGGCGTACAATTCTTGCGCACATGGAGGGCCATGTCATCACGGAGGGTTTCCTCAGCCGCCAATGGCTTGAAATATGCTGGCCGGGGCCGCAGGCATCCATGTCCCGCGCTCGCCCCGAGCCAGCAAAAAAGCCACGCGGTTTCAACCTGCGAGAGTAGAAGTACCGCGCGGCTTAATTTGCTGTGTCGTCGGGATTGTCTCGCAGGTCGTTTCATTTTCTCGCCTGCGATATTGTACGGCGCGTTTTAGAGATGGAGGTTCAAGCGGAGGTCAAAAACATGGATACTGATTCGAGCCCTGTATCGCCCATTTACCTATCTGCTGAGGGGGCAGGGGGTTAGCTCATCATGGCCGAAGGGAAAATTTTTTCACAAAATGCTAATTATTTTCTTGCCGCCGCTGGACACTTGGGTGCTTTGAGGCGGATCCCCGCGCGCCGGCCATCCCTGCCCGACCTCATAAAGGAGTTCGGAAAGGCTTTAAAATTAACGGCGAAACCAGCCCACATCGGCCAGGTCGTCGGCATCGTCAAGCGGTTTGTCTGGCGATACGCCATCGCCGATGTTCGGAAGATAACAACCCAACAGATTCAGGATCATCTATTCCGCCTTTTTGAGGAGGGCAAACGGACGAGCACCATCCGCAACCACTTCTGGGCGATGAGCCGGTTTTGTAGATTCCTCCAGCAACGGCGAATCCTGGCAGGCAGCCCGACCGAGGGCATCGATCTCCCGCCGACCGTGAAGCATCTGCCACGATTCCTGGACCAGACCGAATACAATCAGGTAATCCGCCTTGCCCATGAGCACGGAATAATCGCAGAAGTCGGCTTGGCCCTCTTGACGGGCTTGCGGATGGGCGAGCTCCGCCGCCTTCGGTGGGCGGATGTTGATATTGTCGCCAAAGCCCTGTACGTCATCGAATCGAAATCCCGCCGGCCGCGCGTGGTCTGGCTGAACCGCCGGGCGAAAATGCTGCTCCGTTGGCAGCGGCGGCGGACTGGCACGCGCGATTATGTCTTTCCCGGCTGGGACCGCTCGCGGCAGTTTCGCAACAAACCCAGGTGCATCGGCTGGTGGCAAAAGGCTTTGGGGCCGATAATCGAGGCCATCCCGAAGTTCAAGGAGGCACCGTCTCAGGCACCGGGCAGAAGGTGGCACCTGTTCCGGCACACTTTCGCCAGCCGGGCCGTCCAAGCCGGCGTGCCGATCTTCAAGGTCTCGCAATGGCTCGGCCATTCGGACGTGCGGACCACGCAAATTTACGCCCACCTTGCGCCGAGCTGGGATGCCGACATTGAGAAGGCATAAGCCGGTTTCGGTCATTCCGGCGGCTCTGCGTTAAGCAGGGTTTTCCGCGCCTTAACAGACGTAATGATCGAGATGACGGCGATGACAACAGCCGCCAGCCCGTTACCCAAAGCAGCCCAAGTGTCAGCAGCGACAGCTTCCTTGCCGAAGCGGATAGCGACGTAGCCAGCCAGAAGCCTTAGCGCGGCGGTTATAATCCACCGAATCGTTTCAGCTTTGTTCACAATCCACATCCTTCCCAAGTGTTTCCACGCGGCGAAAAGGTTAAAGTTTCACCATGAGCGGCGCCACGAATGGCGCCGCGACTTGGCCGAGGGCGGCGATGATTTGGACGAACATCACCGCTACCCTGGTCCGCTGAGTCTCCTTCTCGAACCCATCACGGGCCGCGTTAGCCTCAGCGATAACAGCCTGCACCTGGGAGCTTAGCGCAACAAGAGGAGTAATGCTTGTAACCGGGGGAAGTGTTGCCGAAATCTCTTCCGCCGCCGGACGGTTGGCTTCAATCTGCTTTAACGCCGCATCGAGTGCGTCCCGGACTTGCTTTGCGGTTTCAAGCTGTTCGTTAGTTAGCTGGTTGAGTGGCGACACTTTCGGCCTCCTTAATCAGTTGGTTAAGTACCGCGCTGGTCATGTCCAGCAGTAGCCGAGCCGAAGTAACCGCCGAGTTTTCGGTGCGCAGCGCGTCCAGCCTGGCGTCGGCGTTGATGGCGAGCGTCATCGCCAAGGCCCTTGTGTCAGCGCGTAGCTGAACGGCGGCCTGTTCGTCACCTTGGGCTTCGGCGGCATTGCAGTAAGCCTCGACCGCAGGTTGGGCCTTAGCAACGTAGAGGCTCATCACGTTTACATCGGCGACGGCGAACCGCTGTTGCGCCGGAGTTGTGCAGCCAGCGAATAGCACCATCACCACCAGGATCATCATCAATCGTTTCATGTTACCTGCTCCTTCCACGTCCTTTGCTTCGGGTTGTTTTGCAGCCGCCTCGGCCACGATTGGCCCGGACACCACGACCACTTCCGTCATGTTTGGGTACGCCTTTTTTCGCCATGCTATTTCTCCTTAGTTCTGTCCAGTAAAATACCTACGTTGGTTTTAATTTCGGCTATGTCCTTCGCAACGGTCTCGTCGCGCTGTTCGCGAACTGTCATCCGGCGTTCAAGGCCGTCGGTTCTGGTAGAAACGGCAGCCACAGAGTAAACCGCGGTGGAAACTGTGGTGGTAACCACGATGACCAGGGTGATTATTATCGCGATCAGGCGGACAGTGCCGTTGGTGCTGCCGTTTTTTGCACTACCGTTTTTCATTGCTTCGGTCTTTCGGTTGTAGGATGATTCTCATTCGAGAAAGGAGCCTTGCCATGAAACAACTCATCATCTCTCGCCCGCACCTGTTTCCATCGCTGCTGGCCTGTGGGATGCTTCTGGCCGCAACGGGCAGGTGGCCTTACGGCTACTACACCCTGCTGCGATTCGTTGTCTGCGCGGCGGCGGTGTTCGTCGCCTACGAGGGTTATGTTTGGCGAAGCCTCTGGGCCTGCTGGCTGTTCGGCTTCATAGCGGCCCTGTTCAACCCCCTTGTGCCGGTGCACCTGCGCCGCAGCACGTGGCAACCGCTGGACATCCTGGCGGCAGCGGCGTTCCTGATCGCCGTTTTTGTCTTGAAGGCACCGGGAGAGCGGGAAGCGGAATGAGCCGAAATTATCTCGTTTTTCCCTTGCTTTTTGCCACCCATGACCGATAATGTAAATGGAGACAATCATCTGTATGGTGGGAATGGGCGCGATGCTAACGACACGTCGCGCCCTTCCTTTTTGGGAGCTGTGCGCGAGTGGCTTATGCGGATTGTCTCCAAAACAATTAAACCCGTACAGGTTTCCTGGGTTCGAATCCCAGCAGCTCCGTGTAACCGGGCGGTAGTTTTTCCTTGACTTTGCGAGCGCTCTGCGCATAGTGGGGATCAGGGAAAACGGAGCGGCCAGAGATGAATCGTAAACAGGTGGTTTTGCTGTGCGTGAGCGCCGTGGCGCTGGCGGCGGTTTGTTTCTTCCCGCCAACCACAAATATCTCCGCGTATGCCGCCCGCCGGGGATGGGCTGGCAGTAATGTTGACGTACCCTTGCTTTTAGCCCGATTCGCTGGCGTGGCTGTTCTCGCTGGCGCAGCCTTGTTCTTGACCAGAGACAAAAAAGCCCCAAGTTGATGTTCCCGCTTATGGAACCTATACAGACAGAGACAATCGACTCCGCCCAGGTTGAGAAGACCCAAGACATCGAGGTCGCCGAAGCCAAGGCCGAAGGCCGTAAGGATCGCCGCGCATTAGTAAAATGCGTCATAGCCGTACTCCTTGGAGGCGCGACCTATGCACTGCTCGGTCAAGTCGCCAAAGAAACGCATTGGTTATCACTTTACCCATGGTGTTTCGTGTGGTGCTTTTTGCTCTTGCGAAAGGAATTAAAATCCCATAGCAAAAGCGAGCATTATTCACTGTTAGCTATGCCGTTCATGGGGGCCTTTGTTATCCTAATACCAATCCTAGCCCTTACCGCGGTCGGCCTTGTCGTTGCTGGCGTTTTGTGGTTGCTTGGGATCATCTAATAATGCCGCCTCTCGGTTACCTGCGTGCTCTCCTGCGTGCTTCCCTGCGTGTCCTTCTGGTCGCGCTCGGTTCTTTTTCTTTTCTCTTTTCCTGTGGCTCGCTGCCGAATAAAGCTTCTTGAAACGCCTCGACAAGATTCCGCTCTGCTTGATACGCCGACTTACGAACCTTGTAGGATTTGTCAAACTCTTGGCGGATTAAACGCAGGGCATAGCGATCAACGTTTTTCATCCCAGTCGTCGCGTCGGCGAGGTTGGAGAGCGCGTCGTACAACGGCACATAGAGCTTGGCCAAGCGGGGTATCTGAGCAATAAATTGCCCCAAGGCCTGCCGGTCGCCCATCCCGGCGCGAGTAAGAAGATAAACTCCCTTGGCGAGTTCCTCAACCGCTCCAACAACCAGCCCGCCAGGTTGCCATGTTAAGATGTTAAGGGGGTTGTAAGGATTTCGTTTTCGCCCTAGGAGCCGCTTGAAACCCTCACCGACCAACAGTGCAATTACCGACATCTGAAAGAGCCGCCCCAAAGCTCGTCGTCTTGTCGTATATGTGCCGCCGCGTTTTACTTTCCGGGCCTCCAAGACAATCCGCTCCGCCCAACTCCGGGGAAAGGCAAAAAGACTACCCCATGTCCGCCCCCCCGCCCCCATCTCTGCTGGGGACCGCTGTGCCCGCTCGTATGCAAAGTGGACGTTCATTGTGTGAGCAGCAGCTACGTACCGGGCCATCACATCCGGTCCTTTGCTGGCCAGTATCTCTAGCGCCGAACGTTGTTGTATCGGTTCTAAGCTGGCAAAGCCGCCCTTATCCATCATTCGTTTGACGCTCTGGGGGCTTGTGAAATCGGTGTCCCTCATTGCTCGCCGCACACGGTTGATGCGCCCCCAATAGGCCCAAAGCCGGTTCAACTTATCGGCAAGCGGGTAATGGGCGAGCCTGTCCGCTATGCGCTGAGTCCATCCGAAACCACGGAACGGCTTTTCCTCTTGCATGAGGTACTGTCTGTGAACGGCTCTTGTTTGATCCACATAAATGTCGAAGTATCTCCTGTCGGCTTCGGTCAGTGTTTTATTTCGTGGGTCAACTAAAACACCCAGCGTAAAATCTTCGTTAAATGCCATGTTCTGGAAAAGGTTACGGACGGACAAAACAGGCCGGATAAAGATCACCCGCATTACCTGCCCAGCTAATCGTCGTACAAATCGCCCAAGGGGTCCGCCGGTTTCAGGATACCCCTTAGCCTCATTGATTGCTGAGCTTAATTGCTCGGCAGATTGACGAGGATTAGCAAATGAATCGGTATGTTCGTCGAATAGTCGAACCAAGGCCCGAACGTCCTGTTCGAGTTTGGTCTTGTTGAGAATCTGTCGAACATAACTGTCCACTCGCTGAAAGATGGTTCGTTCCTGCGCGCGGGCTGGACCCTCCCGCACCCGGATGTGCCCCCGACCGAAAGCAATGGCTCCTGGCCGACGAAGCCTAATGCGGCCTGTGATTATTTCTTCCGGCTCGTAACCTCTTCTGATGATGCCCCATTCCTTGTCGGCGAGATATTCCTTGACCGCCTCCAAGCCCTGGGATTCATAAATATCTGTGGCCTTGTGTACCTCTGTCTCAAGACCTTCCGGGATATCCTGCACCTTGTAGTAGTAATCAAGGAACTTGGCGAGCCTCACCAAGGGCCTGAACTGAGCCAAGACCCCCTCGATCGCCTGAGCAACCCTGATTTCCTCTGAGGTGATGCCCCTGGGATACGGCCGGGGGCCGCGCGCCAACTTGCTGGCGATATAGTCGCTGATCCGCGCGGAAGCCGCCCGGTCCTTGGCAATCCTTTGATACTCCGGGCTGGCGCTTTCGATGCGTTTGTGGTGCTGTTCTATCTCCTGGCGGATCTCCAAGTGAGTCTTATTCATCGCCTCCCAAAGCCCGTTAAACGACAACCCCGTTTGCTCTTCCATTCGCGACGTAACATATCGCATACTCCAAAGAGGGCCGACTTTGGCGGGCTTGCCGTATATCGCACGCTTTGTTCGTCTTTTGCCGATCTCTTTGTTCAGGCCATCCCGATGCGCCTTGACGCCCTCCATCCCCTTTTTGCCAACGGCGCGGCGGGTAGATTCACGCGCACGGATAATGGGGGCCTCGTCAATCATTTTCTGGATTAACTCGTGCGCTTGTTTTTCCGTAATAAAGTTCTGGGCGTCGATATAGGCGGGCTGCTTAATCCTCATCTCGTTAAGCTGCCGCCTGAAATCCTCCTCTGTCAATTCCGCCCGGCCGATAAGCCGTTCCTTGAGCGTCTGTATCTTCTTCTCGGTCTTTTGGAGAACGACCCGTCTACCCCGCACTCGGCGTGGGCGAGCCCTTTGAACGGCCTTTAGAATCTTTTCCAGTTCGGGCAGGCCAACTTTTCGTGCCCGTAAGTGCCTGAATCCGCCGTGCTTCTTGGCGATCTCTTGGATTTGGGTCTTGGGTAAGCCTTTGGCGATGGCCGTTGCCATGATCTTCCGGCGGAGCTTGCGCTTGCTCGCCTCTATGACGGCGGGGGTTGGGTGCAGTTCAGGCCTTACCCTTTCCAGACTGCCCTCATCTATTGGCACTCCCGTCTTGCTTTCGATGGCCCCGCTTACGCCATCCTCCACTTCTATCTGCCCCGGCTCTTTGCTGATTACCCGGTATTTCTCTCCGCCGACAGTAAACGTGTCGCCTTTGTCTAGGGCGCTCGCGCGGACGATTTGGACATTCGGGAAGTCTGCGCCTCTTAGGGCCTCATATTGTTGAATCTTCATCGCTAGGACCGGGTCCTGTATTATCTCGGCCCATTCCTTAGCGTAAGCGATAGTTCGCTCAACGTCCCCCTTCTTCCCGCCGATCAGATTATCCAGCCGGCGGAACCATTCATCGGTTCCCAGCGCCGCAAGCGATTCTTCGCCTGTACTGTAAGGGACGTTTCCCTTTATATATTTTCTATATTTGATGGGAACCACACCGCCATCGAACTCATCCATGACCTCGGCGGGTATTTTTCCACTAAAGGAAAAGCTGACTTCAACACCATACTGCTCGCCGCTAGCAACGGTTTCGGATATATCCCCACGACGTTCCCACTCGGCGTCATAATCCGTTTCTTTTTCTATCTGTGCAACGATTTCGCGCCTTAACTTGGCACGGAGGCGGCCTGCCTTGATCCGCAGCCCCTTCAATTCCTTTTCTGTAAGCTCAGGGGTAGGCTCGCGCAGCTCCGCTTTTGCCGGCGGCTTGGCTTCCTCCACCTTCCCCTCTACTGCGGGACGGGCAAGGGCAGGGTATTCAGCAAGGACTTCGGCGGGGACAGGCTTGCCTTTTAGGATTTCAAAACCGTGAGGGATGTAGTTTTGTATTACATAACGAGCGACATCTTCGGGCCTATAGCCGTAAGCCAAGCCGATAGCAATTCCATCTCTCGCGTCTTCTATTGGTCCAAGCTGCCCCAGGCTTTTCCCGTAAGGCGTCATCGGCAATTTTGTTGGGGTTATATGCTTGTTCAGGTGTTCCGCAAGCAGCTCATTGCGGCTAGGTAGGTACTCTTTGGGGCCGATTTCGCCCTGCCGGGCTGCTGCGATAGGGTCGTCAAACTGCGACAAAAACGCCCCTATTGCTTCTCGCTCTGCTTGGGGCGTACGCACTCGCTCTGCTCTAGGAATCTCCCACGGCTGCTTTCCCTCTACTGCGGGGGCTTTCGGTGGCGCCTCTATCGGCGGGGCAGCAGGCGGGGCTGGCTTAATCACCGGAGGCGCTGCTGGTGGTGGTTTGATAGCCGGTGGCGCTATGGGTGCCGCTGGCGGCGGTTGTATCGGACCTGGTCGGGCGAGCTGTCGCGCACCCATGAAGGCGACACTTGTTCCACCGCCCATCACCAGGCCGCCGATGCTACCAAGTACCCCCTCGATGCTGCGGCGATTCCAGAAACCTTTGGGGATTTCGGCGCCATAGACGCCCATGGCGACTAGGTCTTCCGTCGTGCCTTGCAAGACTTCTTCCAAGCCCTCCCCAACGGCCAGCTTCGCGCCCTCTCCGAGCAGCATCTTCCTCATCGCTCGGCGTGAGACTTCTTTGGACAACACGGCCTGAGCGCCTCTGCGCCCAAACTTTATCCAGCCTCCAACCTGCAACTGCTCAATAACAGCCTTAATCGCCCCACCAAACCTTGCCGCCCAAGCGGCCTGTTCTTCCGTTGCATCATTGGCGATGGCACGCTCATAATCGCTTTGGCCCTCCACGGCGTAAGCAATTAACGCGCTTGCGCCTGGACCGGCAGCCAAATACGCGGCTGTCGTTGCGGCCATGTAGGGGATCATGGCGGCAAGGTTGCTGACGAGAGCCTTGGGATTTTCAAAGAGGTCTGCCGCCGTTTGAACCTGTTGTGGTGCCCAGTCGGGATGATCTTCTTGGAACGACCGAAGCGATTCGGCAGCCCTCATCCCCGGGTGTACAGGGGCCAACTTCTTTGCCTCGGCGACCTGACGGCGGTACTCGGCCATGCTTGCCCGAATAGGCGGTTTGCCTTTGCGGGGGAACAACTCTGCGAGTTTCCTTGCAGGCCAGGTCAGCCAACCGAAGCCCGATTCCGCCTCTCTTTCGGCTACACGTAGAGTTGCTTCGGCGGTTCCAGCGGCTCCATGAACAAGAGCGCCGCCTGTGGCCTGTCCCCAAGTCTGAGGCCGCATCTCTGCACGCTCACCCGGCCTGAGCGCGATTCTACGGGCTTCGAACGGCCTCTCGCCTTCTGCCAGCGCCTCTTCGGCCCAGGGGGGAGTCAGCAAGCCCGTAAGTCGGCTGGGGGCATCCTTCGGTCGGGGCGGCGGTGTTGCCTCCAGCAAACCAGTCAGGCGGCTCGGCGCGTCCTCTGGTCGAGGTTCGGGGGTAGCTTCCAGTAATGCCGTAAGTCGGCTCACGATTTTATTCCCAGCGCCCGTAAGATTTCAGGCATTCGTGAAGGGTCTCTGCTGATAATTTCGTTGGCCTCTTCTACTTCCTGGGCGGTAAGTTGCCCTGCGTTGACGGCTCGCTGGAGCGCGTCCATTCCCGCCTGCAATTCACTTGGGGGTTTCCCGGCAGCTTCCGGTGGCGGCCCCTCTTCCGATGCTGGCTGAGTAGTCGGCGCTGGTCCAGCTTCCGGCTTTGCGGGTCCTGTCTGAGGCTCTGAAGATCCCTCCGCTCCGCCCCTCAGCTGCTTACGGAAGGTTGTTACTTCCTCGGATTGCGGATCCCATTTGTTGTCCGAATCTTCGGCTACCGTCGAGTCCCAAATACCGTCCAACTGCTCCTGTTCCGACAAGGAAAGATTGCGATATCCGTAACTCTCGGCGAACCGCTTGTAGAGCCACATCATCACTGCCCCGGTGCGCTCGTCGCCTGTTCCCCAGCCGGGGGCATCTGTCTTGCCCACTTTTTCAATCATGCCGGTAGCTTCCACTCGCAACGTAGCTGCCTCAGAGGGGCTATACAACTGGGACGGCTTTCCCGCCTTCGGTGCAGTTGCTTTGGGTTCTAGGTCGAGTTTGACACGGACGGCTTTCTCTGCTTCGGGTCTTGTCAGGCCGCGGTGCTTCATGTACCAGGCGACAGTACCCTCTTCCAACTTGGTCTTGTTGCGGTTGATCTTGTCGAGATTCGCCTGCGATGTTTTCAGTTCAACTTCCAGCTTTTTGCGTTTGAGTTCCGCCGTCTTTTTCGCGGCGGGGCTTGCAGCCTCAGCCATCTCGGTTTGAAGCTGCTGGATTTCCAGTTGCGTTTTTTCAATGCCTTGGGTCGCCTTGACCGCTCCGGCTTCTAAGGTCTTGAGCTTCGCCAGGCTCGCCCGCTGCTGCACCGTAAGCGGCGTTTCAGGCATCATGCCCTTCTTGATCTCGGCGTTGTAGGCTTTCTTCTGTGCAGCATGGGAGCCGCCGGCGTCTTTGACGGCCTTGGCGGCGTTGCGCGCGGTTTCTCGGACGCCAGCCACTCGTTCACGACGGCTTTGGGCTTCCGTGGCCCGCGTTTGTTTCTCTGCCGCTCTCTTGCTGCGTCTGTCGGCATAGAACTTCGCCAACGCCGCTTTTCGCCTGGCCTGTGAGGGCGTGGGGGCTGCCGGAGTTTCCGGTCGCTCTGCCGCTCTTTGCCGCATCCGTTCGTATGCCCCGGTTACTCTTTCCGGCTCGACGTATTCCGGGGTGTCCGAAGGCATCCCTTGCCTCCAGTTCCTATGCTGTGCCGTGCGGCTGCGAACATTGTCCTCCAATATCTGACGTTGCATGGGGGTCAAAGCGCCGATGCCGTAGCGGTCCAGGGCGTATTGAGCCTCGATGAGATTACGGCCCTCCTGCGTGGTCGGGTCGGTTCGTGTCCGTTTGGTCCAGTAGGTTATATCGGCGTCAGAAACAGCCCCTTGCCGTGGCATCGGCGGCATCTGTGCGGCGGGCTGGGTTGCTGGCTGCGTCGTCTGTCCAGTAGCCCCTCTTGCCAGTTCGTCCAGCCTGCTTTCTATCCGCGTCAACTGCTGTTCGTCAGGGGGGCCAGGCATGGCCGCTGCTGGCCGCTGCTGCGGCTGTTGTGGCTGCTGGGGAGGCACTGGCGGGCCGGGCATAGCCGATACAGGCCGAGGTCGCTGCTGAGGCGACGGCTGCGGTTCAATCCGCCCGGTTGTCGTAAACGGCTCTATCGTTCCGGTTGTTGCCCCAAGATCGGCCTTCTGCCATTCGCCGGTAATCGGGTCTTTTTTCCAGCCCTGGCGTTTCTTTTCTTCTTCATATCCCATGAAAGCCATTGGGTTTGCTCCTAACTTGACACGGACAATCGCCCGCCTTCGCGGTTGAAGTTTGTTATGGTCAGGATGTTGTCAGGGTCGTAGATTTCCGCATCGTCGTACAGATTTACCGTGGTGATCGTCTTCGCCCTGTTGTCTTCACTCATGTCCAGAACCGCGTCGCCTCTGAGGTTCACCGTCGTCATCGTATCGGTGCTGTTGAAATAGATCGTGCCGCTGGAGGCGTTCAGCGTGGTCGGCTTGTTCTTGTGCTGGCGGAAGGTCCCGCCGCCGACATTGACCGTGGTTGCGTCGCAGTAGCTCTCCACTTCCCCGTCGGTCATATACAGGGTGGTCGTCGTTACCGATTCGCCGAGCGTTATATTCCCGCTAGCGATTATGATGGTCGTGAACTCGCCGCTCTGATCGCCCAAAGCCGCCACGCCGACTGAGTTCGAGCTGCCCGGGTCGAGGATCAGCAGCGTATTGCCTGTGCCCTCCAGGGTCATGCCGTAAGTCCATTCCGTGGAGCCGCTGGCTCCGTTCGTTACGCGGATTTCCGTGCTGTTGACGATCTCAAACGCGGCATTGCCCTGCCCGGCATAGTTGAGGTAGTCGGTGTCCAGTGTCAAAGGCGTTTCCCTGGAACCGAAGTTCAGGTAGCAGCCTGCTTCGATAGTCGCCTCGGCCAAAAGGATGGCGCTTTCGTCCGACCCGTCGATGTCTTTCGTGGCATCGGCAGCAAGGGCTGGGTAAACGCAAGTGTCCGTGCTGGCCGGGGCATCGGTATCGTGCCAGTTGGCCGCCGTGGAATGGGCGTTGTCCCCATCACTTCCGTTCCAAATATGTGTTTCCGCCGCCATAATTCATACTCCTTTGCTTATCAGAACAGCCCTTCCGGGCACTTGAAGGATGGGTCTTTTAATCGCCGCCGCCTCTGACAATCTGCGAGCGGCTTTATCTCGCAATCGAAGTTCTGGCACACGGCACACAGCCTGATTCTTTCGGCGATCTTGGAGTCCACCTTCTTGCTGCGTTTCACCACTACCCCCGCGGCCGTCAAAGACCGCAATCGCAGCCTTCGCAGGTCTTGTGGTGTCAGTAGTTTCCTTGGCTTCGCTTTCACGGGCAGGGGAATCCTATCGAGTCCACGTCGTCGCAAGCGTCTGAGCAATTGGCGAAGGCATCGACTACGGTTACGTCCCCCTGGCTTACGTCCTCGTCTTCATTTGCTTCGACGGTGTAGCACACGCCGTCATCTAGCTCGACGACCTTGCCGACACAGGAAGATAAGTCGGTGTCAGTGTAAATCGGGTCGCCGCCAGGACAGCGGGAGTTTTGATCTTCTACGTCGCCCGGCACAATTGTGGCTGTGCCACCTATTCCAAAGGCGTTAATGGTACACTCGTCGTATATATTGGTCGCATGTCCTACTTCGTCGCACGCATCCGTGTACGACCCTTCAAAGAGGGCGGCTTCGGGGTCGTTAGAAGATGCCCATACTTCTGATACGTCTGCGTCTTTACGACGAACAGCAATATCCACAGTTTCGGAGCTTGTCGAATCGCCCGTGCAGTCTGTTTCATCGCCGTAGCGAGTTACTATTGGGCCAGGCTTCTCGGGCGCGATCCACCAACATTCGTTATCCCACTGGCCCGCCCACTCTAACACATAAGAATCATTGAGGACGCCGGACGCCTTCCAACTGGTTTCCGACGCTCCCTGGCACTCCGTACAGATGCTAACATTGCTAAAAGTTACTGTCAAAAATAACGGAGTCCCCGCCGGGCATCTCGGCCAAGTACACTCGGTGTTTACCTCGTAGCAAGGAATGAGCTTGTAGTCGGCAGGTTCGGGTTCTCCTTCGCAGCAACACTCCTCAAACTGCGCCTGCGTTATCAGGACAGGGGTTCCGCCCTGAGTAGGAAACTTGCCGCTCGGCATTTTGTAGTATTTGGTCATCTTGTTATGGACAGACGAAGGCTTCGGTCTCCACCCACGAAACGCTCCCGCCGCTGGCAACAAGGACGTGCGTACCCGAAGTCGGGACCGCAAGCCAAGCTATGCCCCCGCTGCTGCTGTAAAGCAGGTATTGATTCGCAGCGTTGGCCGCAAGCCATCCGATAGCGCCGCTGGTGCTACGGAGTAAGTGGTCAGGGGTAGCGTTGGCCGTAAGCCAGACCGCTCCGTTTGCGCCGTCGTAATGCAGTAGATGTTCCTTCGCGCGGTTGGGGATTTCTGGCAGCCCGTTCACCGTAATAACGAGGCCCTTGTTGTCGCCGAAAGGCAGATAGCCAACAATGTCATCCTTGGCAATTACCACATGCGCCGGGTCGCCGTCAGTTGGTGTAACCACGTAACCCGTAACATTGTCAGCCCCAGCGATGTCGGTTCCGTCCGGCGGGGCCGTGCACGGGTCAAGGGTTAAGGTGTTTGAGGAGCCGGAACTCCAGGCGGCCGTTGCTTTGCCCCACGACAGGGCGGTTCCCCCCTCCGCCAACAACTCCGCCCCCTCCGGCGACTCCCGCCCATGGGCGACGGTAGCACCAGAGCCGTCTATCTGGCCTTCCAGGCCGTCGCCCAAGTATATTGGCAGCGGATCGTGCGTGGGGAAGTTTCGCCCCTCATCATCTTCGGTGGGCGGCGCGGCAATCGGCGGCAAGTCAACAAGCGAAGCGTCAATGTCGGACAACCCTGGTGCTTCCGCATCCGGCATCGCTTCGATGGTGCTCTGTTCGTCCGGCAGGTCGTCGAGGACGATTGGTTCATTCGTCTGCTCCTCTACGACTGGAACGGGGATCTCCGGAAGATCGTTCTGGCCGCGAGAGAATAGTTTTTTTATGAAGTCTAACATGATTAGCTACCACGATCTCAGGAGTTGGGCTACCCTGGAAAAGTTGTGTAGGTCAAATAGTGGACCGTAAGACCAATGGGCGGGATCGGCGGGCCGCCATAGCCTGACTGTGCTTTTCTCGCCCGTATCCTTCCCGTCAGCGTCGTACTTGGGCACCTCTTGCGTGGCGACCACGAACTTCTGACTGATCGTCTCCCACCTATCGGTGGACTTCCCGCCCCAGCCGGTGGGCGATGGAAACTGCGTAAAGCTGTTTGACGTTCCCGCCGGTCGCCATGCAGTCCATTTGCCAAGGAAAACATAATCAACCCAGGTCAGGCGATTGTCGAACTGTGATGGACGGGTAATCATGCCCGTTAATCGGAGGTGCCGGGGCTTCCCATAAGGGTCGAAATCAAACATCTTATTGGTGTTGACGCTACCAATATATTTCGCCATGCCTTCGATGTATCTCTGCCACGAATTCACGCAGGCCCGGACAACGAACGTTACCATCGTCTCGTAGTTAAGGCCGGTTCCATGTACGATCTTCCAAAGGGTCTGGCCTGTCGGGTCGCTTGGGTCGATGCCTTGTATCATCTGGCCGGTGCGGTCGGCATTGACTCGCCTTGAACGGTTTGCGGCGTTGGTAAGCAGTATCCCCCTTGGCGGGAACCGCTCCATATATTCGTTGTTCGTAAGCGTCCGGTACTGGACGACGATCTGGCCCCTGTCGCCGTACTCGTTCTTCTGCGTCGCGATGTCGATCGGGTAGGGCGCATACCGGGACCACCCGGTGTAACCGGACGCAACGCCACGCCACAGGACTGACCTGTACCCGGCGAGTTCGTTATTCGGCACCGAGTAGATTCGGGTAGCCGCGTAAGCATCCGGGCCAATCCGATGGTCTCTGGTTTTCAATAGCTTTAATCCCATATCTCGCCTTGGGTTATGCCTCGATGTACCAGGCTCTGAAACGCACGGTAACGCGGGTTTCGGATGGAGTTACCCTATGGACTTGCGAGACTTGCACCGCTCGCGGAGTCGCATCGAGGAGGTCTCCGTTAACACCGTCCCCGCCGGCGCCGGTCCCTGTCGGCAGCGACTTGGTGCCTATGATATTGGTGATAGTGTCGCCCGGGTTCGGTTTTACTTCCGTTCCCACTGTGCCGCCGAACGTGATGATCCAGTCAACGTAATGCGGCGCGTTGTCTTCAACCCGTCTTGTCCCACGCAATTCTTTCCACGCCACGGTAGTATCTCCTACGTTTCGACCTGGTGCTTGTAGCCGACCACTGAGACAATGCGAGCGCCGCCGCCCTTCGCCGGGGTGGACTTGGCGCTCACGATCTCATAATCACTGTCTTCCGGAAAAGCGTCACCCTCTTCCAAGCTGACATCGGACAGGGTCAGGTTTTCCAGTATTTGGTACCGGGCGAGCTTGAACTGCTCGTGCCCACGCTCGCTTACATCCAGCGACAGTAATTCCAAGTCTTTATTGCTTGCCATCAGTTAGCTCGTCGGTGGGTAGTTGATCGCCTGAACATCGTCGTCCGCCTCTGGCAGCAGTAAGGCTATTTCCCGATGGTACGTTGCCAGGATGTCCCGATACTTGGGATGCTGAGTAAGGCTCAGGCCCTCTAGGTATTTCGCCATCACGCCGTTGTAAACCGCCTCCTGGAACTGATCGCCGTAAAGGATCGTTTCCTGGTCGGGGTGGTATCGCCAGTAGTGGATTGTCGCCCTGTACCCGGGGTCGATTACGCCATCCACCGTGGCGTCTGGAACAGCTTCGGAAACGACGATGCTGGTACTCGGTGAGCTGTAAGACGAAGAGGCGACGGTGTACGTCCCATCGTTGCCGGGCGAGCCGGTGATCTTGATACTGTCGGCTGCGACGAACCGCGATGCGTAACTGCCTTCAATCGTAAAGGTCTTGTTCCCTGTGTCCACGCCGGTTATCGAATAGGTCTTGGCAGTGTCCGGTATGGGGTCCAGGTAGAACGCCTTGCCACGCTTGGCGTACCTTCTCGGTTCTTCGTAACTTGCGGAGGTCTCGGACTCCCTCCTCCTGAGCCATTCGGGGTACTGTATCGAGTCCAGGGGCTTTCCTTCGTCGGTCCCGTCGAAGATTGTAATGTAGTCCAGAATCCGGAAATTGGCGGGGTAGGCAATCGACGTATCGCCATTGAAGACGTTGACGATGACGGATGTATGCAGGTCCGGCCAGCGGGCGAACTTGCTTATGTCGGACAAGGTCGAATAAATCTGGTCGGATATAGTGTCCGTATCTTCGTTCTTGTCCAGCCTCGCGTTCAGAGCAGCAACGATTTCATCCTCGGTTATCGCCATGATTCATCTGCCTTAAACTGCATAGCGGAGCCGGGCTTCGGGAGGTCCCAACCCGACCCCGCTATGCGCCTAACAAACGAATCCCGATATACATCGGGATCGTCCCGGATTTATTCAGTACCCCAAGTCCCATTCTTGGACAGGGTAACCCATCTTGTGGCGTCGATAGCAAGCAGCGTGATGTTCTGACCGAGCGCGTCTGTTACGCTCTCGATATAGTTGCCGTTCGTAGCGCCATCGATGTTGTCGCCTACCTGGCAGTCGATAATGACGTCATCGCCTCCGGTAAGAGAGTTGTCCACAAAATGGAAAATCAACCCGGCGGCAGCATCGGGGAGCGTATGCGTCTGCGTGCCCGTGTAGTCGGACACTAACACCTTTCCGCTCTCGGCGGCGGTTAATTCGTTGGTTTCCGTCGCAACCACCTCCACCGTCAAGAGGCCATTCGATACTGCCGCACCACCAAGGCTGTACGTGCCGGTAACGGCAAGCGTCAGGTCGCCGGCGGCGGTGAGGGTCATATCGTCCGCCGCATCAAGCTCGATGTCGCCGTTGCTGCTGCCGTCTGCGTGCACAAGTATTCCGCCATCGGTCGTTTCGAGTATCAGGGCATCGCCCGCGACGGTCGTCGTGCAATCAATCTTGAAGGCGTCGTCGTCGTCTTCCTGAAACTCGATTTTTATGTCGTCGGCAGTTCCGAACGTAAGAAAGTCATCGTCGGAAATCCGAAGATCGACGCCAACGAAGTGCATCAGATCAGCGCTCGCATCGATGGTGATAATGCTGGACGCGGTCTTGGTGTACCACAGCAAGTCGGCGGTATGGTTAGCGTCGCCGATCCCAAGAATGCTTGCGTCGTCTGTGGTAACCGGGATGAAATCCAGCCTCTTGGCGGCGTCGCAGTCAATCGTCCAATCCAGACCGGTTCCGAAGATTATGTCGCTGTCGTCGTCAAAATGAATGTCGGCATCGACGAACTCAAGCTGATCATCGGAATAGTCCCATGTCACGGTATTCGACGCCGTATCGCCGAAAAGCAGGAAATCGACACCAGTGCCATCTACGCCGAGCGTCATGGTTCCGGTCCACGTGGAGGCCACACCGGTCACAGTGCCGGTATAGGTCGCTGCGGAAGTTACGACCGCCCAGTTGGTGGCCAGCATGATCCGGTGGTCCATAGGCGTAACTGTCAACACCTTGACCGCGTTCTCGTTGTCATCGTGCGTTACGATGATGTCGCACGTCCCGTACTCATACCAGAAGTCGATCTGGCCGGTTTCGATGCTTGTCAGTTCATCTGTAACCGCCGTATCGCCGGTGGCGTCCGTGTAAACGGTCGCAGCCGAGCTTCCGGCAATGTAAACAACACTGCTTGTGGCGTCAGTAACCTTCTGGCCGAACTCGTCCACGATGGTCAGTGAGTAGTGCTTTAAGGCCGCTTCGGCCCCGCCAGCGCCGGATGCGACGGTAGCGAAGGCGAAGATGACCATGCACCCTATTGCTAAGAGCTTCTTCATCTCTGAATCTCCTTGTAAAACATACTTCTCTGTCAAAAACCTTGAAGCCAGCCAGCTACGCTAACTGGCCTTTAGTCCGCCGCGATCTGCGTGTCCACGGCCATCACGCCGTAGTCCACAGAGTTGAACACCGGCTTTGCCGCAGACATCATCACACCTGTTGCGATGCCCCAGCGGTCGCCGTACTGGAAATCTTTGAGCCGGTAGTACGGCAGTTGCCCATAAGCCTGGATACCGGCCTGAGCACCACAGAACAGCGACCTGGCAGCATAGACGCCGCTCGCCAAGTCGTCGCCGCTCTCGAAATACTCGCTCGGCGTGGAGCCACCCGCACCCAAACGGGTAACAATCTTTTCCCATTCGTGGATGATCACACCATCCCAGGCACCCAGAGCGCCCGTGAAGATGGGGTTTTTGCTGCCGCGAACATTGGCGTTCGATTGGATGTCTTTCCATTCCGCAGAAGCCTTGAGGCTCTTGGCCTGCAACGGATGGATTATCTGCACGAACCACGGCTTACCATCGACCATGATCGGACGCATAACCGGCTCTGCAAGCAGGGCGGCCCGCTTGACGGCCTCGATGACCCGCGGGCCGAAATACTCATCGGTCTCGCCGTTAGTCAAAGAAGCGTCAGTTGTGTCGCCAAATGAGGTGCCGGCAACATCTGCCACGGATTGCCCACCAACCCACTTCCTGCTCGGCGTAACGGCGGAAATATTACCGTCGGTGGTAGCCAGGCCCGATAGGGCGTACAGCGTGTAGAGGTCGATCTTGTGGGCAAGCCACTCGCCCAGGGCATCTTTCGCCTGCATCTTCGCATTGAAGATCACCCTTTTGTCCGAGAGCGTGCCTTGAGACTGAACGGCGTGGCGAATCTTGAAAAGCTCCGTACTGAAATCGTAGAAGCTCAGGGCTTCCTCGTTGCCTTCCAAGTCGTCATCGCCGGCCACGCCTTCGCCCGTCAATGGAGCGCGCATGCCGAATGTAACCTTGTCGCCCTTGCCCTTGGTGAAGTCGGTCTTCAACTGAATCATGGCATTGGGGCTGGTGGAAATGTCCACGCCTTTTTGAGGGACGTTCTTCCCAATGAACTTCGAGAAAAATGCCCTGAAGCGCATATATTGGAACATCACGGCAGACCACTTCTCCACGCGGAGAGCATGGCTTGTGCTGAATTCTGTTAAAGCCATTTCGATACTCCTAAATTACTCAAGTTCTTCCTTTTCAATTTGCGCAAGCAAGTCGTCCTCGGATGTGTCAAGGAGTTTGCTGATCTCGCTTGCCTCGGTTTGGCCGACGGGTTTCCCGCCGGACCCTTTGGGGATTCCCCCGGTTTTGAGCGTGTCTAGGAAACTTGCATTTTGAGCGGCAGATGCGCGCTTTTTGATGTCGGGCACAAGGGCAACCGACAGGTCGTACAGCTCTTGGGCGGAATCGCGAGATGCCCGTGCCGCCGCGTACAGGGCTGGCCTGTTCTTTGCAAGCCACCTGCTGCCTTCGGCAAGGACCGTGTTGGCGTCCATGCCCTTGGCGACCTTCTCAGTGGGGTAGTTCTCCCTGAGCCGCGCAAAGGACTCGTTCTCTTGTTCCACACGCCTTGCGCGCTCTTTGTCGGCCTCTTCCTTTTTGCGGGCTTCTTCCCGTTTCGCGAGCAGGGCATCTACTTCCCTGCGAGTCATCATCTCGTCGGGGTCGGCGTCTTCGGCTTTGGTTGCAGCAGCCGTCTCTTGTTGGTCAACGGCAGCTTCCAAAGCCGCCTTTGCGTCGGCCAGTTCCCGATTGTCGTCCCGCTGCTCTTGCAACTCGCGCAAGGTCCCCTTGAAGGCCGGTGTTTGCGAAGCGACCTCATGTGGAATCTGCTCCGGATCGACCTGAGACCAGTCGATTTTTGGCTTCTCGTCCTGGCCCGTCTGTCCAGTTTCCGTTCCCATCTCATCCTCTGTCTTCTCATCCGCGCTCATCATGCTTCTCCTTCTTTGCTGCCGGGTCAGGAGAGACCCGAAACTGCCTCAAAAGCCCTTGGCAGTAGGGATTCAGCCCCGCTCTTTGCCCCGGCGGGGATGGGGCAACGCCAACATGGCGCAATGAAAAAGCCCTGCGATCCGCCGGTTCAGGCGGGTCAACAGGGCTTTGGTTTTTCCAATCGTCCCTTGAAGCTATTTAATTTCTAAAGAGCTACGCCAGCTTCTCACCGGGGAACATCACGCTCTCTTCGATGTTCGCATTGACAGGCTCGCCGCCATGAAAATTGACCCGTATCGAGCCGTAGAAGTCGGGATTTTTCGTCAAAGTTTCCCTTGCCACTTCGCACACCTTTGCAATCGCTTCCAGTATTTTCGCCTTTTGATCCATCATTGGGCGCCCGCCGGTTGCGGTTGTTGCGTCTGGCCGGCAGCGGCAGCCTGCGTCGCCGCCAACCGTTTCAGGAAGGCGATAATCTCTTCCTTGTTCGGCACGTCGGAAAGCTCCATAATCATTTCGGGCGGAATCGGGATTCCCAGCCGGACACATTCAAGCATCTGCTCGAAGTTGGCGAGCCTTATTGTTGGCAGGTTCGGCGACTGAGAAACCTTGACGCCGTACCGCCCCTGTTTCCAACTTCGCATCGGCGACAGGTCGATGGTCTGCTCGCCCGTAACCTCGTCAACCTGCATGAACCCTTTCAGGTGCGATTCCTCCACAACGGCCACGATTTCCTCGTCGGAGTAAACCTCCGAGTCCCGGATGACCTCCCAGAGGAACAGGCCGAGCTGCCTTTGTGTCCGGCGGAAGTTGTCGAAGATGATTTCGGATACCGTCAAGCCCGCCGTCTGGCGGATCAGCCTGGCCCTGCCGGACTCCGTCTGCTCCGGCTTCGTTCCCATCATGTCGGGATTCACGCCGGAAATGTCCTTTATGTCCTTGGCCCCCTGCTGCGAAAGCAGGAAATGCCCCTGGTCCAGCGGCGGAGGGTCCATCCGTTCTATCTTTCCGCCAGCCTTGGATTCGTCAAGTATCACACCGGGTTTGGAACCAAACTTGGCAAGTTGCTTGTCGTAGTCGCCCATGACCTTCGCAACCTTGATGCCCGAATTGACCGACTGGTTCAGGTTGTGAAGCACCTGCGAGCGGTTCTTGTTGATCTCCTTCTGCGGGTCCAGCAGGTTATCGACAACGCCCATGATATAGCCATCCACCCAGTAGGGGCAGAAGCGAAAGAACGGGAAAAGCGCGATGTTGCCCAACGGGTTTTCGACGTGCTCCAGGACCATATCGCCCACGGCAACGACCTTGTGCATGACCGGTGCCGGCCGCTCGACGACTCGCCACTCGCCCGATGTCAACAGGTCCGGGCGCTGCTCGTACAGCCTCTTCGCCTGGGTCTTTTTCAATCGGCGGATTTTCAGAGTCGGCACATGAACCAGAAAAACACAATTTTCCCACTCTTTGTACCAGCACTCTTTGATCAGGTAATGCGTTTTCGCCCGGGCAGCATCTTCATCGAAACCACCCTGGCCCAGCTCGCCGTAATCATCCTCCGTCGGATACTGCGAATACTTCTCAGAGGCCCATTCCGCCGAAGATGTAGCCTCCGACAGCAGCCCCTTCTTCTTCGGGTACTGCAACTCCACCTGGTGCTGGTTCCACCAATACCGCTTGAAAACATACGCGCCCTTGTTCAGGTCGTAGTCTTTATTGTTCTGGTCCTCCAGGATGTCGAATGGGCTTTCTTTGTTGACGACCAGGTCGCCGTTGATCGGATCGACGGTAAACTCCTGGTCTGCACCGACCCACCCCTTGCCGCCGATAAGCCCATCATGGAAGGCGTCAGATAGGGCGTACACGCCATCGCAGGTGTCCATCGTATGCTTGATAAGCTGCGTGCCTATCGACGCGACAAGGACCGTTCCTCGCCTGCGGGGGTACAGGCGTATGTCGCTGCGGTTCTGCCGCTGGTATCCGGAGAGCATGTTGATCACCGGGAACACATGGTTGATCGTCAGGGCTGGTCGGCCTTCGCGCACGAGTATTTCAATGACCGCCGGGTCCCACTGCTGGATTCCGGTGTAGAATCGGTACGCCTCCTTGGCGCGCTGTTCCCATTCGGCATTCACGTCAGCAGCGGCGTTATGCCACCCTTTGAGCTTGTCGATCAGCTTGGTCTCGGATTCAGGCATGGCCTGCTATCGCCTTATCAAGGTCCGATTCAGATGTCTTGCCCCGCATCTTCTGGTAGAGGGACATGACAAGCCGCCAGTATCGCTTGCCCTTGGCATCGGGATACTGCTTCCGCACGGCAAGTTTCGCCCGCTTCCACGCTCGTTCATCAGATTTTGACTTAACCGCGCTTACCGGCATCGTCGCCCTCTTCTATCCGGGTATGATTCGCTTCACCAAGCGGCCACCCAGGTCGATAAGCACTTCCTTGCCTCTCTTGGGCTTGGACGGCGGTTTCGGCTCAGGTGGGGCGTCCGCCGGCGGGAAGTCTTCTGCCTCTCCCTGAACCGGAAGCGGCGCCGGCGGTGCTTCCGGCGGCACACCTTCATCGAGCCGTATCAACGCCCGCAGCCGGTGTAAATCATCCGCCGCAGCGCTCTTCCTGACATTCCCCGCCTTGGTCAGGCACTTCGCCTTGAGCACTTCCAATTCTTTCTTCTCTGCCTCGTTCAACATCGCTCGGTTCCTTTCGTTAAGGTTACATCGCCATCGCATCCACGGGGGTCTCGTCCTCGGCCCACGCATCGCGCTTGTTCTTTCTCTCGGCCGGCATGACAAACTGCAGGCCGTACTGCATCATCACGTAGGCATCCGCCCTGTCCGGCGAGCGGCCGAGAATCTTCTTGGTCGCGTCTTTCGGGTCCAGTTGCAGCCGCCCGCTGGAATCCATCACCTTATACCGCACGCCCGACAACTGCCTTCTCAGTTCCGAGTCCACCGGGTACGGCACCTCGTGGGCCTCCATCTGCTCCATGACGTACCACCACGCCTCCACCCGTAGGTTCCTGAACCTGTCAGAGTCGATGGCCTTTTCGGACGAGCAGAAGGGCTGGACGTTCTTGCCGAGTTCGGTAAGCCTGTCGGCGATCCCCTTGCCCAAGCCAATCGAGTCGATGATATAGTCGTCAATCTCGTACTTGGAGCCGAGTATCGCCAAGTGCCCGGCGATCTTCATCGTGTCCCGCTCGTGGAGGATCAGTTCGTCTATGATCTCCCCGTTCTCGCCGACGTAGCACACGCACTCATCCCCGCCGGTGGCCGGGTCGCAAGAGATAATCCGCCGGGTCTGGGGGTAAAGCCGCAGGGCAATCGCCTTCAGGCCCTCGATCATCCGGGAGGTTATCAGCGTCCGTTCCTCGTCGGTTATCCGGGCGCACTCAAACTCCTGGTCGTACAAGCTGGTCGGCATCTCCTGCCTGGCCTTGTCAAGCTCGACCTGTGGCAACAGATTAGATTCCGACGCCCTCAATGTCTGCCCAAACCAACCCTCCGACTCGCTCAACAATGCCCTGTCCAGCATCTCCGTCGCGTGGTTCGGCCCCTTCGGCGTGAAGGCGAACATCGCCCACCGCTTGGCGTTCTGAGCGATGATCGGCCTGAATATCTCCGTCCATGCCTCCGGCTTGATCAACGCCCACTCGTCGAAGAACACCCCGGCTGCGTCGATACCTCGAAGCGAGTCGGGCTTATCCGCCCCTCGAACACTGAGCAGGCTGCCGTTGGCGAACTTGACATGGAGCTTTTGCTCGTTCATCTTGCAGCCCATCTCCGCCTTGTCCGGCAGATAGGCATCGAGCATGTTCGGATCGTCCCAGATGATGTTCCGGGCCTGTGTATAGGTCGGGGCAACGTAAACATAGGAGCTCTTGGGGTTCCGCACGCACTCGCGGATGAGCAGGTTCAGGCCCAAGGTGGTCTTTCTCGCCCGACGGTGCCATTCAAGGGCGAAGAACCGGGCAAGGCCCTCATCGAACGCCTGTAAGACGCCCAACTGCCAGTGATGAAGGCCGTCGTTGAATCGCTCGTTAGGTATGGACATTCGGTTTCTTCTCCTTCTTCTCCGGCTGTCCGTACAGCATGAGCGTAATGGGCTTATCGCCGCCGCCGAGATTCACATCCTTGGTATCCCGCCAGCCGGCCACGTTCTTGAGCATCTGCATGATGAACCACGATTGGCCGTCCTTGGTCATCCCTTTGTGGACTAGCCGGGATTCCTGAATGTCCTTCGCCTGCGCCAAAGCGTCTTTGAAGACTTCCGACCGTGCCGCCCACTCGCTGAACCGCTGGGACGAGTAGCCGCGTTCGACAGCAAAATCCTTGAGCCAGAAGCGGTACACGTCCGCCTTGAACCAGGCGAGCAACAGCTCGGCCTCTGCGGTCAAGTCCACCTTCGCGTATTTGGCTTTCTTCTCCATGTTATGCCGCCAACATCGCCAAGCCCGGCCCCATCGGTGCGGGACAATCGACGACGTTCGTGTTACCGCCAGCTCCGGGATTTGCCCTGCCGAAACAGTGGAGCGGCCCACTTGAGCTGAGATCAACGTCCTGAATAGTTCCGCCGTGAACGTGCGCTCCTGCGCTGGTGATGCTCATTTTCGTTGCACCGTAAGCTGTCCCGTCGTAAGTCCCCTCCAAGATCACGGTTCCCCCATTGTGGTCAATGCCGGTGGCAGCGGTTACAGATGCGCCACCACCAGAGGCGAGGCCGTCTGCACCGATCTCGATAACACCCGACCCGCAGACGAGCCTGCCGTCTCTTGCATCGCCGCTGCCAGGATTCCCCACCCGGACCCCCCCGGCGGACATGTTATGACCGTTCAGATCAAGCACAGTGGTGTCGTTATTACGACTGCCCGTACTAATTCGGAGCAACTTATCGCCGCCTATCAGGTCGCCTGTCATCGTCAGCGTCGGCGCTCCGGCGTCACTGCCATCACAACCCCACCACAAACCATCGTGGCAAGCTGAGAAATCAATACGACCATTGGAATATTCTCTTGCAAAAAACGACAACTGCCAGGGCGCAAAGACCGCCGCCGGGTCTTGAGATTGCTCAAAGAAATCATCGGCGTAAGGTGTTATCACCAATGTGTGCTCGCCACCACCGTCCTCAACTGTTCCCGGCCCTGTAATGAGTTTCTTGGTCCAAACGTCCTGGCCCAATGTGCTTGTTTTGCCCGCTTTCGCACAGTCCAGCACGTCCCACGCATTCGTGTAAGTGGGATTCTGGAGATCTCCATCCTCCGTCTGCACAACTGTCCCGCTGTCAACCCAGGTGCTACCGGCTGGACATACTATCGACCCGGCGATTGTCGCGCCTTTGTTTGCTCCATGCAGCGTACCGTCGTTGAATAATATGCCAACGCCGAGTAGCTCATCCGTCTGCGTATATTCACCGGAGAAGTTCTGCCAGCTTACGCCCTCGGTGTCGTTGCAAGTTATAGTCCCCGTGCCGGTAAGTGTGATTATGACCCCGCCGGTGATCGTTCCGCCAAGGGCGACAGCCCCGTCAACGGTGATGGTCCGATCCCCAGACTTGCTGAGCGTGCCGGCGTACCCCTCCATGTCCAGCTCGCCGAGCGCCGCAGAGTTTTCGTTCAGTACGACATCGCCGCTGGCGTAATCAAAGACGACAATATCGGTATCGACGGGGACTGCACCCTCTACCCAAGTGCTTGCGTCGCCCCAGTTGCCGCCGCCTGCCGCTACTGTTCGAGTGTCGCCAGCCATCGGTTATGCCCGCCTAATGACATTCCAAGAGATGGTGGTTTCGGTCGCGGAGACCCGCTTGAAGTAGATTGACGCCTTGCCGTCAATCCCCGCTGCCGTCCGAAAGTTCAGGTTCGGCTGCCATGGCATACCGTCGAACCCGCCGATCAGCGTGTCGATGTCAGAGTCCGAAAGGCCAGCCGCACCGGTGTAAACGTACACCGCGCCGCCAGTGGCGATGAACTCGACGGCCACAGCGTTGTCTCCCAAGCTCGTCTCATCATCCCCATCGTTGTAATCCCCATCGGTCAGTGTAACCACGTCCTGGGGCTCTCGCGTAAGGCCCCACCCCAGTAGCAACTTCTGCAATTCCGTGTTGCTCGCACCCATAATATCTCTCCCGCTATTTAAGGATTCCGTCTAGTTGCAGTCTGTTATCGCTTCGTAGAAGCTGGCTTTGGCTTGGTCCCGTGATTCTTGGGCTGCTGCCAGGGTGATGTGCTCGCCCTTGTTCGCCTGTGCGGCAATCTGCTCAGCCCGCTTGTATTTCCTGGCGGCTTCAAGGAGCAGTAGCAGCTTCGTCCGGCTCGGATGTCGCTTTAGGGGCGCGTTCATACACCACATGCCTTCCGTAATAAGGGGAAATCGGAACGTTTTTGGGCCGGGGAATCGAGCTAAATCAAGCGCCGCAATATAGGTACGCATTTTTTAGCGCGTTCCGCAATATACCGAACGGCGCGAGGAGTGGTCTTACGAAGCTCGGCTATCTGAGCGATGGTGAAGCCCTGCATCAGCCTGGCGATAACTTCGATTTGGGTCATGGTTAATGCACGGCGCGGGTTATCTCTGTTTCGCGGCATCCTTGCCGTTCCCTTCCGTCCACAGATGGCGTTTATGGGGTGTCCAGCGGCCTCTCAGGCACGATCTCGTACTTATTCAGCCCTCGGTGGCAGCGTATGCGCGATATCCATTCTCCTGTGTGTTTTTGGAGATAAACCCGCAAGTCGCTGATCCGCGCGGTGTAGTTCAGGGCGATTCGCGCCAGCTCGGTGTTCATTGCCGCCCCTTGTCTCAACCGGGCTAGAATCTCCGCGTTCTGGCCGGCGAGCCTCTTGAGGTCCTGCGGTTCGGCACAGATCGCCGGGATCTCGGCTGGCTCAAACAGTGTCGCTTGGTCTTTTCTGGTCATCGGAGTTCTCCTTTCCTAAGTCTTCTCGCAGTTCCTCGATGATGTAAGCGGGAATACTAAACACCTGCCGTTCCGCCCCTTCTGGTATCTCAGCAGGGAAGCACAGTAATACTTTGTGTATGGCCGCCCGCAGCCGCTTGTTCTCGGCCTTCAGCGCCTTGATGCGCTCGCCTCTTTTAACTGAATCTATAGCGAACCCTGAGGCTTTAGCCTTGGCTTGGGCTAACTCCTTGCGGAGGCCTTTAATCATCGCCCGCTCATTCCATTTGCTAATTCCAGCGAGGTGCGTGAGGCGGTCGTTTGTCGGATGCGGGGGGCCTATTGGCCCCGAAGCCTCGCAATCTCCGCAGCAAATCACGGCCATACCCGGCGGGCTTGCGAGATTCGTTCCTCCGCAGAACGGGCAAGGTTCAATCTTGGCATACATGGAGTCTAAGTTAGTCATGATTTCTCCTTCGCCGCAGCTTCGGCGGCTTCGCGGGTGTCATGGTCGCTCCTTCACACCATCCGAATTTCCGGGCCGCCAGAGACTTTCAGCCCCTTCCATAAGCAGTGAATCGACCGCTTGCAATCGTGCTTCCGAGTGAACGATTCGCCGTCTTCGGTGCTGGCGATTTCCCGGCCATTGGCTGATTTCGCTCGCCATCGCCAACCCGGCGCCCACTTGGCAAGCCCCCCGGCAGGAGGCGCGCTCCGTTGATAAACCATATAGATCTCAAACCATATCCGTCCCGTTTTGCTCATGTCGGAGCTCCTTGTTTGCGGGGTGTCTGTGCGTATCTTTGCCTTTTCCGCTCCATCGCGTAGGCGCGCAGGGCCATCTTTAAAACCATGTCGTCCTTGGGGCTGCTCGGTAGAAGCGGCGAGTCTTCGGCCTTTTGCCTTGCCTCTGCTATCCACTTGTCGCGCTCGGTCTTGTCCAACTCCCCGAACGCCTTGCGGGTCGCCTCGGCCTCGGCGGCGTCTCTCGCCTTGACGGCTTGCAAGGCCAATTCCCCCTCACTCGGCCCGGTAGATGTCTTCGTCCCGGGCTTGTACTCATCCTCGAACCATCTGCGGAACGTGCCGACACCCCAGCCCCATCTTTCCCGCTTGCCCCATGCCTTAGCCTTTTTGATCGTCTCCGCAGTGATCACGCTCAGGTCCACGCCGGCCTTGTGAAGCTCCAGAAAGTACTCTTTCCACTTTTGGGGCAATATCCCCACGGTCGTTGGATTATGTGCTGCACCTCGATAGGCATCGAGGAGAGGGCCGTAAACTTCAGGAGGAAGCTGTTCTGGCTCTGGCTGCGAAAACGGTCTCTGTGCTCCTCCGAATTCAAGAGGCGGATCGCCGAGGGGTTGCAATCCGATCACCCGCGTTATTCCATCTGGCGGTGGTTGGTTGGGGCCTTCTCGCAGAACAATTATCCGATGCCCGTTAATTTGCCGCAACTTGAACAGTGATTTTTCGCGCGGGGCTCTTCTGTCTAATTCGATGGCTATTGGGGGTTGAGCGTTTACGAGGATGTCGATAGCACCAGGGTGGCCGTCGCCACGATCCTTAACTTTGTGCTCTGTTTCCACAGCATACCCCGCCTCTGCCAAACGCGAAGCCGCTGTGTCTTGCAGCGCTTTGGCGTTTCCGCCCCTTGGGAGATTTTGCAAGATTGATATAGCGCGCTGAATATCGTCCACCCTTTGGGTGGATATAGGGGGGTCTTTTTTCTTCTTTGCAGAAGCAGAAGAAGAAGCAGAAGCAAGGCATACCAATTGCTTTGCATTTGCATTGCTTTTGCTTTGCCACCTGGCGCTCGCCGCGGATTGCCGTATCTTTCTTAACTTGCGTTGTTTACGGCGTTCTTCGCGGAGCCGTTTTGAGACAAGCCTCCCGTCAACCTCCAAAAAGATAGAAAAAGGTTGTTGAAGTTTTGCGCGAACTTGCGCCCATTTTTTGCGCGTTAGATGCAAAAGGGATGCAATTGCATCATCATCGTCGAGTAACGAATCCCGTCCCTCTGTCCACATGATCGCCAGCAGCTCGATGTAAACGCCCTTGGTGAAGTAATCCAGCCGCTTAACCTTGGCGTCCGAAAGCCAATCCTTCGTATAGAATTGAAATGCCGGGGCTTTAGCCATCGCAGCGGCCCTCCCAGACAAAGGCGTAGTATCTGCGGCCGTCAGACAGCTCCCGCAGGGTGTAGTGGTGCCAGAAAAATCCGGTTTTCTTAGCTACCGATTGGTCGTAACCATAAGAATGATACTCCCCGCAGCCAATCCGCCGTCCGTGCATCGCACCGCCGATAAAGAGGATTTTGTTGGTGGTTTTAGCCATTCTCCACCCCCGCCAGGCTACGGCAAGCTCCGCCTTGACAAGCGAATAGCGGCCCGTGTACGCGATCAGCAGTCAGGTCGCACTGGCTCTGCCGGACATCGATGGCGATGAATTTCCGCCCCGTGTTCCTCGCGACGGCGGCTGTTGTGCCGCTTCCGCTGAACGGATCACAGGTGATTCCGCCTGGCGGACAAAAGCTCTTGACGAAAAACTCGACCAGCCATTCAGGAAAAGGTGCTTCGTTCCTGTGCGCGAGCGGATGTCCCATAACGCCGCCGCCGACGATGCCGGTTATCACGTTTCCGGGGTTGGCGACGGCGGGTGCAACATAGCTCTGCGCCTCCATCTCACCATCAGCCCTCCGTTTCGTGTGCAACCTAGCGCCAGTTTTTGCGTTTCGCCGCCGCCCATCTTCTGTGCGGTTGGACATCGCCCCACCAACCGGGTAGGCGCAATCCTTTCCCATCGCCGTATTGTCTGACCAGGGGAGCTTCCCGCCGTTGGTGGCACAGACGACCGGCTCGTAGTCATTCCGCAGCCAGTCGGGGCCGCCGGAGCCGGGTATTCCGACACGGTTGAAGATTGGCGGGCGGCGGACGTGTATCCCTAAGCGGTGCAGGTCGGCCATGAGCAGCTCGGGCGTGCAGCTATACCGGAAGTCCTTGGTCTTGCCCGCGACGACGAACGCCACCAAGCCCTTGCAGACGCGCAGCGACTCGACCACAATCGGAATCAACCAGTCCACCCAGTCCTGACCTTTGAGGCAGAAGTCAATGCCGTAAGTTCGGCGATTTTCGTAAGGCGGGCTGCCGAAAATCAGGTCCAGGCTCTCATCCGGCATCGTGCGGAGGACGGTCAAGGCGTCCCCGCAGACGATCGCGCCTTCGGATTCGCCGGTCAGGACTTTCGCTATGGCTTCGTTCATTGGCTCTCAGCGCGCGTAAGCGTCAGCAGCCTCGAAAAGTTTTGTTCTATGGTCATCGGGCGCATCATCCCCCATGTCCCGCAGGTAAATCAGGGCCTGGGCCAAGGCGTCGGCAGGGTCATTAACACCCACCCCTATCATCACATCGACTAGAGCCTGGCCTAGCGCCCCGTTGCCAAAGGCGTGAATGGCGTATTCGCGAGCAGCGGTGCGAGACTCGGAGGGTTCGTCGTCGTAGAAGTCCCGAATCTCTATCTCGCAGCGCACAATAGTTTGCGCTTCGTCTGCGTTTTCCATCATTCATATTCCTTTAGCTGCTCGGCGACGAGCTGGCCGGATTCGCCGGAGAGAACTTTTGCTATGGCCTCGTTCACTTATCAATCTCCGTGCCACAGACAAGCCGCAAGAGACACGAACGCATACGCCGCCTGTAGGGGGACAACGGCATTTCCAAGCAGGCGCAGTTCGCCCACCCTATCGGAAGCCCCATCAGCCAACTTACGAAGCGCGGGTTCAAGCGCCGGGTCGATTTCGAGGACTTCTCGCCACGCTTCGATGCCGCCTGGGCCTGGTGGGAAAATTGGGATACCGCAATCTCTGTTAAGGGCTGGCCGCGTGGTGATTCTTCCTTCTTCATTCTCAGAAATTCCGGTCCGCCCGCGTTCCTTACGTCTCTCGCTGCTGGCGTCGGCCACATCTCTGCTTGCCCGCACAATGTCTCTTGAAAGCCCTTTTCTATCGCCCGCCTGCTTTGCGTTCGGCTTACCGCTTCCGCCGCGGCAGGGGTGCTCCATGTGTTCGCTTGCACCGACAGTTCGCCGCCCGCCCCTCCCGCCTTCCCTGTTCGGTCGAAGTTGCCGAATCCGTGTGGTGTCTGCCAGTTTGCCGCCTGCCCCGCGAGCAGCAGTTCGTCCTTGCGATCCCCGCCCCGGCTCCTGTTCCCCCCGCCCGGCGCAACAACGCCTTGCCAGGATGAACAACCGTTCCCGCCTGTGGCTTGCGCCGACTTCCGCCGCCGTAAACAGGCCCGCCGCAATCTCGTAGCCCATTCGTTCAATCTCTGCGAATACGGTATCGGCCCCAAGAGACAGATGGCCGGCGACGTTCTCGAAAAACAGCAGACCCGGTTCAATCTCGCCAACGATTCGAGCGATTTCGGGCCAAAGGTGTCGAGGATCGGCTTCACCTTTTCGCTGACCGGCCTGGGAGAATGGTGTGCACGGATATCCCGCAATGATGCAATCCACGACTCCACGCCACGGCTTGCCGTCGAAGGTGTGTATATCCGTCCAAACAGGCGCTTCATCCAGGGCTTGCGTTTCCATGCGCGAAGCCAGGATTTCGCAGCAGTAGGCTTCGTGCTCAACGCAGCAGACGATTCGAGCAGCCGGGACCGCCAGCTTGACGCCGAGGTCGAGTCCGCCGCCTCCGGTGCACAATGACAGGATGTTGAAGGTACGTGTATCCACATCGTTCACTTCACAAAGGCTTGGTTTTCTCCCAACAGATGCTCCAGCACAATTCGTATCAATTCCGGGCTGGGTTTCGGGAAGATCACTTCGTCGGTTCCCCGCATGTGCTTGACGCGGTATTCACAGGGGCCGACCAGCGACCAGAGGCGTTTTTGCATGCCCCAGGTGTCGGTCTTGAAGCCTTTGAACTCGTGATAAATCGGCTTGCCGTTCTCGACGTAGAAGAAGTCCGGGCGCATGGATACGACGCCCAGGAGTTTGACGGAGGGCTGAAACTTCAAGCCGGATATTTCCCCCGCCTGCTGCCTCGCCCACAGGACCTCGGCGAATCGGCACTCGCCGCCGGAATGGAAGTTGCGACCGATGGTGTCGCTGTACGTGCGGCGATTGTGGTACTTCGACTTGGCAGGTTCAGCCTGAGCCGTCCCTAGTTCGGCGGCAATTTGGTCGGGCGTCTTGCCCGCCCGCTTCATGAATTGTCTGGCATCATCCGTGCTTATTGCCATCCGTGGCGTCCTTAACTTGTGATTCGTTCAAGAACAAGAAGCCCCCCTTTTGTATGGCCGCAACGCTGCCATCCGGCGCAAAGGAAACACCAGCCGGGATTTGACGATTTGACAACCTCTGCCCGAACGTAAGTGTAGTGCCTCTCACCAGGCCAGCAGAAATCAGCAACGGCGTCAGCTTCTCGGATAAGGTCAGATGATCGCAACGGCGACTCGTTTCGGAACACGGCGCAATTGATCCCATGCTGGCCGCTGCTATCCCGGAACCTTCTCCAGACGAACAAGGCGGATCTGGCGGGAAGCGTGAGGACGATGTGCTCGCCAGGTCCGACAAATTTCTTGGGTCGCCTTCCGTCGCGGTATCGGCGGCAGGAGTAGTGGCGTTCATAGATTGCTCGAAGTTCCGGTTCACCGTCTTGTCCTATCAACCAATGGGCCATCCTTGGCTTCCTTGAAAATCAGTCCGTGGACAAACCCGTAATCATTCCGTGGGCGTTTTCATTGCGAAATTCCAGCGTGTACTCGCCGATGATCTCGCCTGCTTCGTAATCGCCCGTACTGGCGAGGGGTTTGTAGTGGAAGCTCCTGCCGGCAAGGGGAAGTACTGCAATCCGCGAGCTGTCCAGCAGCAATACCGTGTCCGCCGGGATGTGCCGGCAAAGGATTACGCGGCAGGTGCCGAAGTCGCTTTCGTACATACCGACGAGGTCGCGGTAGGCCACGTCGTTTGGACCGTAAGCGCGGCTCGAACTGATAAAAGAGTTGATTCTCCGCTTCTGGAGGCCGCCGACAACGATGGTGTCAACGCAGCCGGTAGAGCGTTCCCACATTAAATGTAGGGCTGTGTCGAGCTGGACCTCGGTTAGATCGGTATCGGCGGGGAGGCCGCCGATGCCGGGCTTGAAGATATTGGTCGTCAAGCTCGGGATGATCCCCTTCATTGTTCGGCGCACTGTCTCGGAACCCTGGGGGTTACTAGACGGCGACGCCCCGTTGATAACCGTACTTTCCAGATCACGGAGCAATTCACGAAGGCGCTCCTGCTTCTGGTAGTCCAGCTCGTCAGCGACAGCAAGATTGCGTACAGCCAATTTGGAGCCGCTTACACGGACGGCAGCGGTGAATATCTGCGTCCAGTTGCCGTTTCGGACACGGTTGGTGAAGCGGACCGACGGTGCGTCGTCGCCCTCCAGGGCGGCGTTACCCAGGATGTGAAGCACCTGGTCGTCGGCGAGATCCTCAGCAGTTGTCCCGCCGTAGCCGCGGGTAACGGTGATGGTATCGTTTCCCGTATCGACAGCGGTAACCAGCAGCAGTTCACCACTGCCGGCGGGGCGAACCTGGTCGCCCACACGGAAGCGATCCGCGTGCTCGGTGCCGAACGTCGTGTCGGCCGCCGGATCGGTCCACGAGTCATCGTCGATAACGTCGGTGTTGGGCAGCAGTTCATCCTCCAGCCATTCGTGGTAGGTGCTGGTAGCCGCTCGCGGCGGATCGCCAAGGTGGTCCAGCAAGGGGGTTTCGTAAGGCGATACGATGCTTACGATGTCGCTGATGTTCTCGGTACGTTCAGGCATCGAATCGCCCGCCGAGTAAGTCGCTTTGCCTGTAAATGCCATGATGCTCTCCTTATGTTTTCAATTCGCGTCTCAGTTGTAGGAACCGCGCAACGTCCCGGCGGCTGCCCGTCTGGGTAGCTTGCTCGGCCGCTTTCGCCAGGGGGTCCGCAGGATGCAGTTTCTTCATCGCTTCTTCCAAGTCATCCGCGGCGATGGTGCAGTTATGCTCGCTGTCAGAGTCGAAGAAGTGCGCGCGGCGGATATGATGAATCAGCCTTGCGGCAAGCCGCTCGATGGCTTCAAGACGGCTCGTCAGGGCGGAGCCAGCCGTAGCCTGGGTGTCGGTCATGGCTTCACCTTCGGGGGCCTCTTTTCCGCGATTACAACTTCTTTTTCGTTCCCCACTTTCATGCTGATACTGTCAATGCTGCCTTCGTCAACGAGCTTCTGCATCCGCCTCTTGAAATCCCGTATTATCCGTCTCATTTTTTCGTCGCTCATGGGGATTCTCCCTTTGCTGCTTCGGCGGATTCGGCAGCTAGTCGTGCAGCACCATAGACGAATTGCGCCCTGCGTTTTGTGATGTCAGTCATCGCCGTTCTCCTCTTCATCCTCGCCGAGGAAGCCCGGCGTACCCTTGTTGAGCTTGAATTGCGGCTTTAGAGATATGACGTTGACGCCCCACCAGCCGTCATCGGTCTGAATCGGCCCGTGGGCCTTGACGTAGGCTTTCAACGCGGCCATGCGGGACTTGATCTCCGCCTTCATCTTCAACGTCGCGTTGGCGAAATCGACAGGGAACTCGTCGATCTCCGAAAACCGCCGCTCGGCGTCGCACTTCTCTTGGAAGCGGCACCATCGACACCGCTCCATGCCGGGGCTTGGCGACCAGTCTTCCTCCTGGAGATACTGCATTGCGGCCTGCTTGATGACCATCTCGGCCTCGGCCAGGGCGGCTTCGTCGAACTCATGGGGCTTGCCCAAGGTTCCGAAACGACAATGAAACGGTTGCCAGATAACCCGCGTGGTCTCGGCCCATTTTCTCCACGCCACGACAGCGTAGAACATCGCCTGAAAATCGAACCCCGATTTGCCCCAGCCGGTCTTCCAATCCATGATGTGAATCTCGCCGGGGCCATAACCATGTTTAACGTAATCCATGCGGCATGTGAGCTTGACAGTCTCGCCGGCCGGGCCGAAGTTGGGCAATTCATAAGCGCATTGAACTTCGTGGCCGATGTATCCGGGTATCCAGATGGAGATCCGCGGGCCGGTGAGCTGCGCCAAGTGCAATAACTCAGGCTGGTAGCGGGCATCCCCGGCGACGGCTAGGGCTTTCAGGGAATCGGTGTTGTGCCGCTCGCCTGCATGTAACAGCTCGGTTACGTAGTCGGCCATCACCCGATGGAACTCGGTCCCTACGTTCGCAGGCCGGTCGGCATCGGCATCGCCCCGATCTCCGGCGTCCTGGTCCAGCTTGCATTGCAGCGGACACGCCATGAACAGCTCCAGCGCTGAGCGGTCCAGGATGATGCCCTGTTGCGTCAAAGCATCTATCAATAACATTTATCGGCCCCTCCTGTTTTCATTTCTTTTTTGCTTGCTAAAGAACGGGTTCCCTGTATAATGAAGCGAGCGGCCCGCAGTATTAGCTGCAAGCCGCCCTGACCATGACAACCTACGAAGGAGATTATCATGGCTAAAAAACATCTTATCATCCCGCTGTTCACTCCCCAAGACATTCTTCGCTTTTGGTGCAAGGTTGATTTCGCCAGTCCTAACGGATGTTGGGAATGGCAGGCAAAACTGAACTCCGGTGGTTACGGACGCTTTGGGCTGGAAAGGGATGCGTTTCGCGCCCACCGCATTGCATGGTCCATGGCATATGGGCCTATTCCCTCCGGCCTGTGTGTTTGCCATCATTGCGACAATCCTTCCTGCGTGAATCCGGCTCATTTGTTCGTTGATAGCGTCGTTGGCAATAATGCCGACATGACGAGAAAGGGCCGGAGGCCTTGCGGAGAGCAACATTGGATTGCCAAACTCACGGCCAAGAAAGTCCGAGATATTCGGATGCGATATGCGAAGGGTGGCGCAACACTGACCGAGTTGGGCCGAAAGTATGGCGCCCACTTCGTGACAATTTGGGACGTTGTGCATCGGCGAACATGGAAACATGTTTAGTCTCCGGTTCCTTCACTGATCGTCTCCGCCTTTGGGCTTGGTAGCCAATCGGCATCGAGACCGTTGGCGGCAAGGTCTTCAAGACAAGCTAAGGCAAGGTCGTCTGACCAGGCCGAATCGTCCACGTATTCCGCCTCGGTGCCGCCGTTTGCGCGGACAGCGAGTTTCGGCATGATAACTTCGAGCATCTCATTCGGGACTTCCGGCAGCAAGGGCAGCGCAGCCTTTATTGCCGTTTCGAGAGCCAGAGCAACCCGCCGCAGCGGCGTCGTGGCCTTGTCCTCGGGGGATGAGCCTTCGAGCTGCTGTCTTTCCTCGCGAGGGAGGACGTTTGTGGAAGCCCCGGTTTCCGGCGGCAGTGGAAGGGCCTCGACATCGGTAAAGGAGACGCCAATTTCATCAGAAAACGCATTCCTGAACGCCTCGGAAACAGCGTTCTTTATCGCCATGCGAATCGGCATCGCCTTCCGTATGTCGGCGGACTGGTTCGGCAACTCAGATATGGGGATTTCGATCTCGACGGGAACCTTGCGATCCTTCCGGTGCACCGTCGCCCACGCGCCGATGATCTTATGCTGGGCATCCTGGAGGAAATCGCAGGGCTTGCCGCGAACAGGTTTGCCATCTACCCACCAGACAACACCGGCCGAATACCCGGCGAATTGCGAGTGCCTTTGCCCCTGATCGACGTAAACGTGGTAACTGACATGGAAGAAGGCGGGGGGCGCGGGCTTCCCGTTCTTTGCCTTATACTTGACGAAATGAATCGACCGGTCGAGGGGGTTACACCTTCTCGACATGCAGTACCCCAGAAACGATGCAATCTCGTAGTCGGTGGCCTCTCTAGCCCCCGGCACAAGCGACCTCACGATGTCCCGCGAGGCATGGACGTTCTTGCCGTCATAAGTACCGACCCAAACATCTTCGTTCTTGGCGATTGCCCGATAATCGACCTTTACCTTTACGATCTCCGTCGTTGTCGTTTTTCCGTTTCCGTTAGTCATAATTTGCCTCCTAGTTATTGTGTCAGTTTGAAGGAAACGCACCACACCCAAGGATTCTTGTCCCAGCCGTAGCCGCGCTTGCCGTTAAGAGAGTCCCACAGAGCTTGAAACGCCTCCTTGGGATAGGCGTTTAAGTGTGTCGCCGCGAAGTCGTTTTCAAGTGCCTCGCAGGCGGCTTCGGCGATCGCATCTTCGGTACTTATATCCTGCACCCGCTCGACGCGGACTTCTGTAACTTCCAGAAGAATGCGAGACGCCCAGCGCGGCGTGTGGACAGGGGGCCGCCACTTGCCATTGTTCATGTCGCATAACTGGCTGAATTGGTAGCCCGTATTGTTGTCAAGGCCAGTCGGCTTGCGGATTGCCTCGTCCGCTCTATATTCAACCACATCCCATAATTCGGGATGATGGGCGAACCGATGCGTTTCCCTCACCCACAGCCGGTCGCCTGGCTTGCCGTAGGGGCAGCGGACATGCTCGCCAACAGAAGCTATTTCATCGACTGTCGAGTTCTTTGTCTCTGGCGGTGTCCGGTGTTCGGCGGGATAATAGAACAAGTCCCGCGAGTACGGGTCCCAACATTGCTGATAGAACTGTGTTCGCGATAATGGCTGCGGCTTAATCACTCGTCGCGTCTGCGTCTTTCGCCCGGCGAGTATCGCCCGCACCATCGGGCCGCTGAAAATGATTGGCCGCTCTTTCATCCGCCGCCTTCCTTCGCCGCCTCGGCGGCTTCCCGCAGCCGCTTGTTCTCGGCCTCCAGCTCCTTGATGCGAGCCTTGGCTTGAGCGAGTTGGCGGTCGAGACAGCCCCGGGGTTCCATAGGTTCCCACCCGTGCTCTCGATGAAACCGCCGCCCGCACTCCGCGTAGTACCAGCCGTTGCGGTTGAAAGGCTTCGGTTTAAAGCCTGCCCCGCAATCTGGGCACCTATCAGCCATCATCTTTCTCCATCCGCCATTCCACATCGCGCCAGTATCCCACGGTCGATTGCTTGAGCATCCCGTCAGGCCCGCCGTTCCAAAGCCGGGCGCGCTGCTCGTCAGTCTTGCACTTATACTTGTGCCAGTAGGCCAGCATGACGCACTCGGTATGCAGGCGGCTCCAAACGTACTTGTCGTAACTCCAGTTGACGCCCAACGCTTCGCAGCCGTCTTGCCAGGCCATTCGGCCGCATTGACCAGGGCCGCGAGAAACGCCGCCATCGCCAATCGCGTAGTCGTCGCCGGCGGATTCCTGCATACGGATTGCCTTGAAGATAGGCCGCGGCGCGAAAGAAACGCTGGGGGCCGCCTCGATGGGAGGGGCACCAAGACGGTCCCCAGCTTGCACCCGACCCGCCAGGCGAGGGAGTACCTGGCTTGCGCGTTCTGCCTTCGGTCCAGCCACAACGAAGGCCGCGCCTATCAGAAAGCCAATCTCAAGATGTATTATTGATCGCAGCATCGCGTCAGTTTTCAATTTCCCCCGGACCATCCGGGGGTGGGCCTTTGGTCGCTCAAAACCAGCCGTGTTTCGGTAGGCCCTATTGCGGCGGGGAGTTTCGAGGCTCCCTTGGATAGTCCTTTTAGTTTCGCCGGATCGTTCCTAACTAATCATGGTCCCCGGACTCGGATGCCACGCTCTGCCGTGGCCGCCGCCGCACTCTGCTCAAGTCCCTTTATCTCATTGTTATTCTCCTTGTTAAGTTTTTCACTGCGGCGGGCAGGAATTGCACCTACCTGTCGGGACGCGTCCGGCCGACTATCTACTCGCCGCATAAGCTGGCGCGGCCGGGCTTCACCCACCCGACGTCGAAGGCTCGCGCTTTGGCTAGGCTTGTTAGGCCAACGGCCCTCGGTTACTGCCCCTCGGAGCAGCCAAATGGACACGCCAGTTAATCGCTGGTGTGGCAGGATTGGCCTTACCCGCTACCTGCTGTGTGGGTTCGCGGGAATATCGTCGGCCCACTTATCCGACCCGCATAGCGTGTTCGCACCACGCCGCACACCAGCTCACTATTCAGTTGTCAAGTTCCTCTACTCGCCCTTCACTAGCTTTAGGGCTTCGATTGCGCACTGAAGTTGTTCGCGTAGCTTCTTCACAACTTCGCACAAATACGCATCTTCGTTTTCTAATCTCTTACATCGTTCGCCCAACGCCTTTACCCGCTCCCACAAAGGCGGCTCTGGGTAATGGTCTCCGTTAGGCATCTTCTTTCTCCTTAGCTATCCAAAACAGTAGTTTCACCAGCACCACAAAATCCAGTCGGCTCATATTGCTCGATAACATCCTCGCATAGCTTGCGGAGAATCTTCGGCAACACAACGGCTTGCAAATCGTCGCATAGCTGAGCTACCGCTGCTTCTTTCTTGGCTTCGTCAACGGCGTATTTTATGGCGAAGCGCCAACTCTGCTGTTCGATTGTTCCGATGATAATGGCGGCCCTTTCGGCAATATCTCGATACGGCTCGTGTATAAAGCTGCTAACCAATCGAATAGGCACAATCGACTGCGCTAGTTCCAGCCTCTTGTCGTGTTCTTGGCTCGCCTTGTCCCGCCAGCCCGAAACCTCACGTTTGTGTTCTTCGTTCAAGCGCCGAAAGACACGGCTTCGCCATCGGTTATGCAACCACTCCCACCGAGCCAGGTTCGCGCGAACTTTTAAACACGTCTTCCTGCCAAACCGGAGTTGTATGACAATATAATCAAACACCGTCATTTTGCCGACTTCGGGTATCATTTCGCTCTCGCTACCCACAAAAACAGCCATCGCAGCACCACGGCGACAAAGGCTAGTACAGGCACGGTTAGTATCGTTCTAATTCCTTGCGGGCTCACCATGCAGGCTCCGGCTGCTGTTCGGCTTCTAAGATTTCCACGGTCACAAGCCCTTGGTCGTTAGGATAACCAAGGGTTTTTGCGAGGAAACTTACGCCTTGGGCCGTCATCCGCTTTTCTTCTGGCGGATCGTCGTTGAAGATTGAAACGTCAATAGTGAATCCACTTTTGTTGCAGACCACGCCCATCCCACTCTGCGTTCCGTCGGCCAGGCCGGGATCGCCTTCTCCCCAAGGCTCCTCCCTGAAACCGGCCTCCTCGACCATGAAGCGTATGGCCTCCCAGAATTGCTTCTCGTCAGGCGTGTCGGCGGTGTAGTCCACCGGCTTCTGACCAAGCGCCTTGGCGAGCTTGTCGCCAGTGGCGTTAATCTTCCGCGCGGTCTCAGCGAGTTCTTGTCCGATGGTCATGGCGTGGCCCCTTCTGTTCGCTGATATAACCCCCTTGGCCTTGTGTCGAAGACTTTCTTTTTGCCTCCGCTGAAAGGGATAACATATACCTGTTTGCCGCAGGTGCGGCACTGAACCATCCACACGCCAAAGGTCAAAAAGCGGCCGTCGAGAAAGCCAACATGAACGCCATGTCGAACGTGGGGCAGAGAGTGCTTGTGCTGGAAAAGCCTTTTGAACGCGGCCATTATTCGGGCGCTCATGGCGTGGCTCCTTCTGGCGTAGTAGGTTGAAGCTGACTCAACACCTCCACCAAGCCGATGCAGGCCAGCATATTGATTATGGATTGCTGCGAGTCGTCTTTACCGACAAACCCATTCTTCTGTGAAGCCTGATATGCGACAACAGTTCCAACGAACTCGTTGGACCAGCGAATACTTTCTTCAGGGTCTTTGCGGAAAAGTCGTAACGCATCCGCCATCCATTGGTCTTGGTGTCGCCGAAGCAGGATAACGAACAAATCGTTTCCGTCTTGTGTTGGCGCTGGAGCGCAATCTTTGTCTGTCATGGCTTAGCTCCTTTCAGCCTTAGCAAGGGCGGCTTCGGCCAGGTTAATAGCGTCGATAACTTCGTCCGGCCCGCCGGTGTGCATCACCCCAACTGCCTCTTTCAACGCCTCGACAAGC